AAACATCCCTAAGGATGCCGCCCAAAAGCAAGTACTAGAACTTTTATCTCAAGGCTCTACCGTAGTAGATGCTATGAAGGCTGTAGGACGTAACGATGTTACCTTCCGCCAATGGTCTATGGCAGACCCAGACTTTAAGGACAAAGCGGACAAAGCACGCCTTTCAGGCAAAGGTGTTAAAGCGGACTTATCCAATCTTAAAGATATTTCATTTGAGGATTTCTCTGAACAGTTTCTAGATACCAAACTCTTTGACCATCACAAGTCATGGATTGATTTGGTAGAGGGTAAAGAACCAAGGTTCATCCACCCTAGTATGACATACGAACAGGCAGCAACCAATCGTATCTTAATTAATGTACCACCAGAACATGCTAAGTCAACAGTACTTACCATCAACTACGTTACCTACCGATTATGCCTAGACCCTAACATTAGAATTATTATTGTTTCTAAAACGCAAGGTATGGCACGTAAGTTCCTATCTGCGATTAAGACAAGATTAAGTCATCCTAACTGGACCAAGATGCAAGTATCCTTCGGACCTAACGGTGGCTACAAAGCAGATTCACCAACCTGGTCTGCTGACATGATTTACTTGGGTTCAGGACGTGACTCAGGTGAGAAGGACCCAACTGTACAAGCATTAGGATTCGGGTCACAGATTTACGGTGCTCGTGCCGACCTGATTATCCTTGACGATGTGGTGATGAATGCAAACGCCCATGAGTGGGAGAAGCAAATTGAATGGCTTCAAAAAGAAGTCATCACCCGCCTAGGGCGGCACGGAAAACTACTTATAGTAGGAACCCGTGTCGCACCTATAGATTTATATAAGATGATTCGAGATGGCGACCAATGGACAGGTGGCAAATCTCCTTTCACGTACATGGCTATGCCATCAGTATTAGAATTTGATGAGAACCCAAAGAACTGGAAAACACTTTGGCCTTGGACAGACAGGGCTGAAGGAGACAAGGACGAACCTAATGAGCAAGGACTATATCCCAAATGGGATGGACCTTCGCTTTTTACAAGGCGGTCTGAAGTGGCTCCGTCAGTCTGGGCTATGGTCTACCAACAAGAAGACGTCCAATCCGACTCCATCTTCTCGCCAACAATTGTTGCAGGATGTGTTAACGGTATGCGAAAGCGTGGACCACTTAGAAAAGACACGCCAGGCCACCCCAAGAACATAGATTCAACCTACACCATTATTGGCTTTGACCCTGCAGTAACGGGACGCTCTGCTTTCGTAGCAGTATCTTATAATCGCTCCGATGGAAAAATTTACGTTTTAGATTGCGTCAACATGGTTGACCCTTCCCCACAGAAAGAAAACGCTCTGATTAAAGAGTGGGTGGAAAGATTTAAGCCACAAGAGTTTAGGGTTGAAATTAACGCCCATCAGAAATACTATGCTATGGATACAGAGTTACGTGAGTACCTAGCATCTTATGGATGTCAACTTAATTCACACTTTACTGGCAAGAACAAATGGGATGTTGGATTTGGTGTAGCATCTATGGCAAGCCTATTTGGTTCAGCCAGAGATGGTAGATTCCAAGATAACAACCTAATAGAGTTACCTTCCAATGAAGGTTCTGAAGGACTTAAATCTTTAGTACAGCAACTTATTATTTGGAAGCCTGATACTAAGAACCCTACCGACTGCGTAATGGCCTTATGGTTTGCCGTTATCCGTTGTAGAGAACTTATGCAAACATCAAGCAGGATTGGTCAATATCAAAACAATAGATGGGCTACTAGGGCGCAAAAGTCCAATAGAGGTTCACTTAATTTAGACGAAGCCTTTGCAGAGCAATGGCAAGAAACTTACGGATAGGAAACTAATGGCATTAACAATTGAACAGATAGCGGCACGAGTACAATCGTTACGTTATCGAAACAGCGAAAGAGATGCCCGTAATCTTGACGTACTTGCTGTTCGTAAAGGAAAAATTGCCGAAGTTTATCCTGACTTTTTTCCAGATGGTGTAGATGCTAATGTCGTTGCAAATTTTATTGATATCGTTGCCAGGGACCTTTCAGAGGTTATGGCACCTCTTCCTGCGGTTAACTGCTCAGCCGCTAATCAGGTCAGTGACCGTGCTCGTACTTTTGCCGATAAGCGTACTCGTATTGCTAGTAATTATTTTTCACACTCAGACCTCTCAGTCCAAATGTACTCAGGAGCAGACTGGTATATAACCTACGGCTTCGTTCCATTTGTTGTAGAGTTAGATGATGAGGCAAAACTTCCTCGCATCCGCATAGAGAACCCAATTGGTGCATACCCAGAGTTTGACCGTTATGGACGATGTGTAGCATTTGCAAAACGCTATACAATGACACTTGGCGAGTTAGTAGCACAATTCCCAGAGTATGATAACATACTACTTGGCGGAATGGGATATAAGCAAGACCTAAATGGTCAAGTAGAAATTATCCGTTACTACGATAAAGACCAATCAGTTGTATATGTTCCAGCAAAAGATAATTTAATTTTATCACAAGCCAAGAACCCTCTTGGTAAGATGATGATAGTTGTAGCACGTAAACCATCTATCGATGGTGACCTACGTGGACAGTTTGATGATGTACTTGGAATTCAATTACTCCGCAACCGTTTCGCCTTATTGGCAATGGAAGCAGCGGAGAAATCAGTACAGGCACCAATTGTACTTCCACAAGATGTACAAGAACTCCAGTTGGGTGGCGATGCGGTTATCCGTACTGCCAACCCAGCGGGTGTTCGACGTGTGGAACTTACACTACCACAAGGCGCATTCACAGAACAAACATTACTTAACCAAGAACTTAGAGTCGGTGCTCGTTATCCAGAATCACGTACTGGTAACATTGATGCATCTATCGTTACTGGTCAAGGTGTACAGGCTCTTATGGGAGCATTTGATACTCAAGTCAAATCAGCCCAAGCAATTTTTGCTGCTGCACTTCGTGATGTTATTAGTATCTGTTTTGAAATTGATGAAACAATCTATCCAGAAGAAAAAACAATTCGTGGTGTAGATTCAGGTTCGCCATATGAAATTACATATAAGCCAACTAAAGACATTAAACAAGATTATTCAGCCGACGTCCGTTACGGAATGCTTGCTGGACTTAACCCAGCCCAAGGTCTTATTTTTATGTTACAGGCTCTTGGAGGAAAATTAATCTCTAAAGACATGGCTATGCGTGAGTTACCATTTACTGTTAACGTAACACAAGAACTTGAAAAGATTGAAATTGAGGATATGCGTACAGCATTACTCAGTGGTATTACAGCAATGGCTCAGGCTATACCAGCGATGGCAACACAGGGACAAGACCCATCAGATATGGTAAATAAAATTGCTGCGGTTATCAAGGCTCGCCAAAAGGGACAAGCATTAGAAGATGCTATTGAGGCTACCTTTGCACCGCAACAACAGGTTCCTCCTGCTGGCGCCTCTAATCCTATGGTTGAGCAAACGTCCCCTGCTCCCTCTGGTGCTCCAGTAGGAGGTCCTCCTCAACAAATTGAACAACCTCCGCAAGATGTAATGAGTTTAATCTCTAGTATTGCTGGCTCAGGACAAGGAAATGCAAGCGTAAGAACTTCACGGCGAAGATAACTAAGTAGGGGACAATGACAACAATTATAGGCTTAGAACATAAAGACCGCTGTTTTATAGTTGCTGACAGTCAAACTACTGATGCTGATGGCAGAATTTACAACCATCCTGAAGTTAAAAAGATTTCTGAAAATGGAATGTTTTTAATTGCTGGTTCTGGCGAAACATTGCCTTGTGATATAGCGCAACATATTTGGGAACCACCAGTTCCTACAAAGCAAGACAAAGAAGATTTATATCATTTTATGATTGTAAAGGCTATGCCATCTCTTCGTAAATGCATGACAGAGAATGGTTACAACTTTGAAGAAGATACAAAAGAAAATAGATTTCAATTTATCATGGCTGTTGGTGGAGAAATATTTGATGTCGACCAAGAGTTATCAATAAGTAAATCCGCAGATGGAGTATATGCCGCTGGTTCAGGTGCAAGTTACGCACTAGGCGCTTTATACGCTGGAGCAGATGCATATGAAGCAATGGAAATTGCATCTAAACTTACAGCATTTACAGCAGGCCCATATATATCAAAAGAACAACCTAGAAAAATTAAGTAGGAGGAATCATGGCTGAAAATCGTGGCGGCGCCAATGGTGGACCACAATACAATCCTGCTAATGTAAACGCACTAGGCGGAAATGGTCAGTCAGGTGATTATACAGGATTTGCTTATGGTCAAAATAAAATGTTAAATGAATCAAGAGTTGAAGGAAATCAAGCAGTAGCGTCTATTAAAAGTAGTACTCCAAGGGGAGTAGCGCCAGATGTGCTTCCTAGTGCGACTCCATTGACTGCAGAGACAATGAATCCAGAGCAAAGCATTTTAGATGGCGCACCAATAGGTGATGGAGCAATGTCTGTTCCTGGACTTCCAAAGAATCCTTCTGGAGACCCAGACCTTGATATGATTCGTGATTACTATCCAATTTTAAATTGGTGGGCTAGTCAACCTGGAGCAGCACAAGGTACTAAAGATTATGTAAGGTACCTAGGAACGATTATTTAATGGCACTTTGGGATTCAATTGGAAGACTTCAAGATTTTTTTAAGAAGTCAAATAACCCAGCAGCCACGGACCCGTTTAATGCTGATGGTAGAATAAAATTTGGAACATCATTAGACATTACTAGAAACCTGCCCGCAAGTCCAGCGAAGTTTACTAAAAATGTTAATGAGGCTAGAAGTAAACTAGCCGCAATGAATATTAATCCAAATGTGGAAAATTTTTCTCCTAACGATGCAGCAGAGCGTGCTCGTATTGCGGCAATCAATGCTGCTAGTTTAACTTTAGGAAAACCTGCTGGTATAGCAGTTGGTGCTGCTGCAGGTTCCGTAATTCCTGGTGTAGGTACAGCAGTAGGCGCTGGCGTTGGCGCAGCAGCATACGGTGTTGCAGAACTTGATAAAGTTACTGATGGTAAAGTAAGTCAAGCATTAATGTCTGGAACAAAAGGTGTACGTTCCAATTATGCTTTTATTCGTGATATTGAAAAGAAAAACACTGGCATGGGACTTCTTGCTGGTATGGGAATTTTAGGTGGTGCATCTGCAGGTGCTGCAGCAGGTGCTGCATTTGGTGGCGTAGGAGCAATTCCTGGAGCAGCAATTGGTGTAATTGGTGCAGCCCTTGGAGGTTACTTAACGGGTAAAGCACAACGAACCGCTGCTGAGGCAGGACTATTTGATTCTATAGATAAAGATATTAAAAAGTCTGCTAAATTTGCACAAGCCGTTGAAGGCCAAGAAAAATATAATTTTGGAAACGATACAGTTAAAGTAGCCTCCTGGGTTACTGGCATTAGGGCACTTGCTGATACTTCTAAAGGTATCGGCGCTATTGTTTCAGGATTAATAAATTTTGCTTTTGAAACATCTACAGCACCAGACATTAAAGCAGTTCAAGCAGTTGGTAAAACTGCTAGAGCCGCAACTGTTGGTGGTATTACTTCTAAAACAGAAGGCGTAGTTGCTCAACAGGCTCAAAGATTATTTCGTGAGGGTGAAAGAAGTGCAGAACGTTTAGTAAAAGATGTTGAATTACTAAAGAAAACTGCTGCTGGAGAAAAAACTCCATATACACCAGTACTCGAGTTTTATCAAAAAAATGATGCTATTACAATTCAACAACGTCCAGAATTTAAAAACAATGAATTTGGTCAAGTTGGAGCCGCATTAGTAGCGGGTAAAACACCACAAGAATCAAGCCTTGTTTTAAGAATTGGCCGTGGTGACAAAACTGCAATTGATGAATTACAGGTAAAGCATCCAGCAACTTTTGCTGAGTTAATGCGTTATGAAGGCATGATTGATATTGTTGAGTCATCTGGCTCACAAAGAGCAGCATATGGATTTTCTAGGAATGGTGAAACAATTGTTTTATCAAAAAACCTTCCTGACAATACTAAAATTATTGAAGCCGAACTTACAGACTTACGTAGTCAATATGCTTGGCTAGATAAATCTCTTAGACTTGATAGTGCTCTTCAAGAAAGAACAGTATCTAAAGTTCCATTTATTGAGTCAATTCGTAACGATATAGCAAAGCAGAGAATTGCTAATAAGTTAGAAGTTAATCGTTTAGATAAAAGCACTAGAGATACACGCATAGGCAAGGCAATGCAAACCTTGTTCCAACGTAATGGTCTAGGTGTAGTGGTTCGTAAAATTGACCGATGGACAGATGACGCTCCTCACAGTACAGTTAACTTTAATGACGCAATTCAAAGTTCAACTAGAGTTCGCACTACCCTTCGTGCTGGTGTAGTAAATAAACTTATACCACCTGAAGAGGGTTTAAAATTCTTTAATGATTTTACAACTGCTCGTACAGAGGGTCAAAAACTAGAATTAATAAACAATTTAAGGGACACTGTATTTACTCGAGTTGCAGATAAATACAAAGTTCCCGCATCAATTAAAGATGTAGTTCTTGCTGAATACGTTAAATTAACTAAACGTAATCAAGATGAAGCAAAAATTGCTAAATCTGAAAATAGAGCCTACATGAAAGATGAAAACGGCGAGATTGTTGAAGACCCTCAGTTAATATCTCAGTTAGCAAATGGTAGTTATCTGCCTGATATTGATTTGATTGATAAAGCATTTAAGCGTTATTCTAAAAAGTTTGGTGCTGAGGGTAGACTGCCAATTAACACAGCAATACTGGGCAAATCTATAGTAGATGAATTCCAGTCTATTTGGCGTTTACTAACTCTTGCACGTACGGGATTCCCAATTAATATTATGCGTGACTCTACGTTACGTACTTGGGCTGATGGTGCTATGTTCTATTCATTAAAAGAACTAGGCAAAGATACTTTAGATGATATTACAAACCTTAACACTAGTGTTGGAAAAATTAAACGCTGGGGCAAAGGCGTTGTTGACAAAGATGCCAATATGGCAAATATACGTCAACAAATTAAAATTCGTGAAGATTCTATTAAAGCAGCAAAAACATCTTTAAAACGTGCTGATTATGATTTTGATAATCCTCCTAAAGAGGTGTCCGCAGAGACCCAAAGTACACTTAATTATATTACTGAAGTCACAAAAACAATAAATGAATTTAGACGCCAAGAAAATGCTTTAGTAAAAAATATTTCTTCAAAGGTTGTATCTAGAGATAAAGTAGATATTGAAGGATATAATTTTCCCGCTCCATTTTCTGGACGTTTTGGAGAAATCAGTAAAGCCAAAATAAAAGGTAAAGATGATATTCGTGGCCTACTGGCATCTGTTAGAGAATTAGAATTAGCCAATGTTCGCAGAGACCGTGAAGGCGGTAAGTGGATAGAAGCAATTGAGAATGAAGATTTACATATTCGTTCATGGGACAACGTACTTAATAATCTTTTGCGAAATGATAAAGTAGCAGAAATGATTATGCAAGGTGTTCCAGAGAAAAAAGTTATCTCTTGGATTAAAAGTTCAGAGTCAGGATTATATTCAGAGCGATTTGGATTTGTTCAAGCACTAGGACGTCCACTTAAAATTAGTGATGCTAAATATGTTTACGATAGAGTATTAGCAACGGTTAACCAATTTGCTCCCGACCTTAAACTACAAAAGGCTGTAGCAGATGGCAAGATTAATGTTTTAGAACTTAAGAAGATGTATCCTGATGTAGCCTCTCGCCCTGGTGTCAGTACCGACATGGCACTGGACATGCTGGGTAGAAGCAAGGGAGTTAGATTTTTTTCTGACTTAACTAAGGATGCTGTAGCATGGTTAGCAACAGCGCCAACCAGTAAGTTATCTTACAACCCATATTTTGCTGCTAAGTACCAACACAAACTTCAAAGCATGGTAGCCCTAGCAAATGCCCAAGGTCGTAAATTAAGCGACATGAATCAAGCGCAATTTGAATCGGTTGCTAGAGCGTATGCATTAAATGAATTCCGTGCAAAAATTAACGCATTTAATAGGGACATGAATTATCCATCACTGGTTAATTATATAATTGCGTTTTTTCCAGCCGTAGTAGAGCAATATAGAGCCTACGGAAGAATTACACTAGAGAATCCAGAATTCCCATTAAGAATTGCTGCAATGGCTAGAATTCCAGATTATATTGGTGAAGTAGAAGAAGACCCATATGGTACAAAATATGTAGAAGTAACACTTCCACTACTTGGACTAAAGGGAAGACTTCCAACATCTTGGTTTAATCCAGTAAACCCTACTGGCGGACAGATTATATCTGCTGGACCTTTGGGTCAGTTTGCTGCAAACGAAGTTGCTAGAAGAACTAAACTTCCAGAAGTATTTATGGAGAGAGTTTTGCCATTTGGCGTGCAAGCCAATGCCGCTGGAGCATTAACTCCAAATACATTACGCCGTGCTGGTCAGGCATTTCAAGCATTTTTCTTAAAAGACCAGGGCGCACAGTACAACAAAGACTTAAATATGTTCATGGAACTAAAAAGATTTGAATTTGAGCAAGAAAATGATGGACGCCAGCCAACTGCTGCTGAGTTAACAAATATAAAGAATGAAGCATCTAAGGATTCAGTAAGTCTTTCAATACTTCGTGCTCTAAGCGCTGGTATTTTACCATTGCAACCACGATACGTATCTCCATTACAAAAGTATGCAGATATTTTAAGTGATTACAACAAGGAATATGGCGCCGATGGAGCAGAAAGATTTAGTCAAGACTTCCCTGAGTACTATTTACTATCAGATTCTTTATCAGATAAGACATCTGGAATACGTGCAGATGACACATCTGTAGAGTTGGTAAAGAAGAATGGGTCTACAGTTGAATTAATGATTGCATCACTGGGTGAAAAGGCTGACTTAAGCGTACTTGGTGCAGTATTTAATGATGATGACTATGCTTTTTCTGGTAGTGCCCAGGCATATTTAATGACTAACTCAATACCTGGAACTCGTAAGAAATTTACTGAGCAAGCAGCCGCCTTGGAAAACAATCGTTCTTCAATTGTAAACAAAGGTTGGAAAGACTGGACTGCAATGAAGGAAATTGTATCCCAGGCAATTGAAAGTAATGACCCTCCATATGACCCATCAAGAGGGTATGGAAAAAATATTCTTGATGCATATAAAGAATCCTTCTTAAAGGAAATGCAAACTCAGAATAATCTTTGGTATGAAGAAAAAAAGAGTCCTGGATTTCAGGTTAAACTAAACAACACTGTAAAGGTGCTTACTATAGCAGCCAACACACCTCAAATGTGGGCTGACTTGTCAAAACAGACTCGCTGGCATACAGTTGTAAGTTATTTAAATTTCAGATACGACATCTATGACGAATTACAACGCAGAGGTGTAACAATTGAATCTGACAAAGCAAGAGACCTGAAAGAACAGGCAGAATCATTTGCTTATGCTTTACGTAAACAAGATGTAAATTTTGGAAAGTTTTACGATAGATACTTTGAAGATGATGACTTTTCATATGTATACGAGGAACCTCAAATTGCAGGAGGAAAGAAGTAATGTCAGAAACAGTTGTAGGGCGTGGAGAGAATAAAACCTCTGTATCCACACCAAAAGTTATTGCTAGCACGGTTGTTAATGTTGGCGTAATTGATTCAATTAATAAAAAACTTGATGCATTAGGTTATAAAGTCACACCTAGTACTGTAACCCAAGTTGGATTAGTCGACAGTTTTACTCCTGAGCAATTATCAGTAATTTATAAACTTATCAAACAAAGAGGATACTCGCCTAAAAAGTCTATAGAAGATGTACGAAAACTATTAACTGACGACGGAACATTAATTAATCTTGCTAGTCGTTCAACAGATTACAATTCTTTTATTAAAAACCTAGAAAAAGATTTACTTCCTGGGGTTGGTGAAGAAGATGCAGCCAAAAATATTCCCACAAGAAGTATTTCTGAACAAAGACCAGAAGTGCTAGAAAATTTAGTTGATACATGGTACAAACAAGTATTAAGTCGTCCTGCAAGTAAAGAGGAAAAGGCTGCACGTTTAGCAGAAATGCAAGCAGAAATTGCTCAGGGCACAGTTACTACTTCTCAAAAGGTTAGAAATCCTAAAACTGGCAAAATGGAAACTGTGGTTAAATCTACTCCTGGATTCTCACAAGCATCTTCAGAAGCAAGAATTACAGAGCAACTAAAGACTTTAAATCCAGATGATTTTGACCGTGCTAAAAGAGTTGAATTTTCTTCATGGATATCTCAGAATGTGGCGGGAGCATAAATGGCAACTGGTACCGAAACAGCCGCTTCCTACGGCATTAGCGAAGCATTATTAATAGCATATCCTGAACTCAAAACAGTATATGACTTATTTAAAGCAGAAAGAACTGCTGAAGCCTTAGAGGCATTGTATAAAACTTCATATTATCGTAATACAAGCGCAACCGTAAAACAACGTGAGCAACAAAAATTTAGTCAACCTCAAGTATATGCAGATAGTGTAAATAAATACAAGTTAGCGGCTCGCAAACGTTTAGTTTCTACAGGTATTAAAATTGACACTGCTACATTTGACAGTATAGTTAATCAAGCCTATGCAACTGGTATGGATGATAATCAATTAGACCAGGCTCTTGCTACATCAGGTAAAATTACTGGTTTCGGTGGAGACATACTTGGCGATACTACAGCATTGAGAACTTTTGCTTCATCTTACGGTGTTAACACATTGTTAAACGAATCATATTGGAATCAAAAATCTAAAGATTTATTTTCTGGAACTGTAACATATGAAGATATTCAAGCAGAAATTACAACCTTAGCGGCTAGTGCTTATCCAGCCTATGCTGATGGATTTGCAAGAGGGCAATCTTTAGATGCACAAGCGTCTAATATTAGACAAAGTATTGCAACTCTTTTGGAAAGAGACCCAGATAGTATTGGTTATGATGACCCTGTAATGAAACAATTAATTAATTGGCAAGACCCAGTTACTAAGAAGCCAGCAAGGGCACCACAATATATAGTTGACCAAACTATTAAAAGCACTAAAGATTGGGAATTTACTAATAATGCTATTGCTACAATTGACGCAATATCTATGAAGCCACTTAAAGATTGGGGATTAATTTAATGGCTAGACCATCAGATAGTGCAGAGGCTAGAAGAGAAGCCGCTATTGCTAAGGCAGCAGCAGAAGCAATTACCGCCCCTAAACCTTTTGACCCAACAGCATTATTATCCGCTGGAAGTGGTATGGCGGCTGCAGAAGCAGCAAGACAAAGCGTACTTGCACAAGGTGGAAGTGCTGCTGGAGCAGCATCATCAGCAAGATACACTGGACAAGCCTATGATTATTATGCTAATCAAAAAGCAATAGCAGATGCCGCAGCGGCAGCGGAGGCAGCAGCAAAAGCAGCGGCTGAAGAAGCAGCACGTAAAGCAGCAGAAGATGCAGCAAGACGGGCAGCCTTATTAGGTGGACCAACTATTACACCAACACCATCACCAACTGGTAATATTAGTACGGCAGGTGCGGCAGTGCCAACTGTAACCGCTCCAACAACTATTACTGCGGCAAATGTTGATATGCTTGCTCCTGAACGCAAATCTGTTATGGATATTCTTACTGCTAGATTTGCTCAATTTGGACTATCAAGTCTTGTTCCAAAAATTAAAGAACTAGCAATTAGCGGAGCCACAGAAAATACTATTACTTTTGCTTTACAAGAAACAGATGAATATAAAACACGATTTAAAGCAAATCAAATTAGATTACAAAAAAATCTTAAAGTTTTAAGTCCAGCAGAGTACATAACTGTAGAAGATTCATATCGTCAGGTATTACGTGCTTATGGATTAAAACAATTTGATACAGATGATTATGTGTCACAATTTATTGCTAATGATGTGTCGCCCACAGAACTTTCCAATAGAGTGGTAACTGCGGTTCAACGTGTGCAAAATGCCGACCCAGCAGTATCTAGAACTCTTAGGGACTATTATGGAATTGGTCAAAACGACTTAGTTGCTTATGTACTGGACCCAGAACAACAATACCAGAAAATTGAACGTCAAGTAGCAGCAGCCGAAATTGGAACCGCAGCAAGAATCCAAGGACTTGAAACTGGAGTTAGTGTAGCAGAGCAACTTGCAGCACAAGGTGTTACGGCAGCAGAGGCTCAAAAAGGTTACGCAACTATTGCAGACATATTACCAAGTGCTACAAAACTTAGTGATATTTATGGCGAAACACTTGAAGGTTATGACCAAGCAACTGCTGAACAAGAAGTATTTAATCAGTTAGCATCCGCACAAAGGGCAAGAAAAAGATTAACAGAAAGAGAAGTTGCTGCTTTTGGTGGAAAATCTGGTTTATCTGGAACCTCTTTAGGTTCTACTACAAGAGGACAAATATAGAATCCTATGTGAATCCATCGGCCTCACATAGCGTAAAAGACCGATAGCAAGAGCCAACCAATTTCCCCGAATTGACTTGAGGCTTGCGACTAACAACGAATAGAAGGGTGGGTTGCTATGAGCAACAACTACTGGGAAGATGAAGACGACGACCTAGATACTACTAACGAGTACGCAGGTGACGGAAGTGACTTACTTAAAAAGTTACGAAAAGCAAAGCGTGCTGACGAGAAACGTATCAAAGAACTCACTGAGCAACTTGAGGGATTATCCAAGGCGCAGCGTGAGCGTACAGTCAAAGAAGTCCTAGAAAAGAAGGGCGTCAACCTTAAAGCAGCAAGATTAGTTCTTAAGGATTTAGAAGATGTTAACGAAGAGACAGTGAATAACTGGCTTGATGATAACGCTGATTTATTCGGAATTACAGTTGCTAAAGAGGAGCCAAAAGTAAGTGAAGTAGATAAAGCAGCCCTACGGCAGCAAGATGTACTCACCCAAAATGCCATGACCCCAGACCGAGCAGAGGATTTAAATCTTCGCATCGATAATGCAGATTCAATGGATGCATTGTTGGATGTACTTCGCTCACAATAATTCCGTTCATAGTCACTTGGAGGTGACGATATGGCATATGTATCAACAGACTCCGCTTCATTAGGCGGAACCGCTGGTGGTGCTGGTCTAGTCCAGAAGGCGTATGACCGTCTTCTAGAATTCGCTCTCCGTTCTGAACCACTAATTCGTTCAGTCGCAGATAAGCGTCCAGCACGTCAAGCAATCCCAGGCTCAACAGTCGTTTTACAACGTTATGTTGACCTATCAGTAGCAACAACTGCTCTGACAGAAACAACTGACCCAGATGCAGTAGCAATGTCAACACCAACCTCAGTAACCATTACTCTTAACGAGTACGGTAACTCAGTGTTGGTAACTCGTGCATTAGAGTTATTCTCTCTTGCAGATGTTGACCCTGCAATTGCTAACATCATTGCATTTAACCTTGCAGATTCTATTGACTCCGTAGCAATGACAACATTGCGTGGCGGAAACAACGTAATCTACTCAGGTTCAACTGCAACTTCAACAGCAACAATTACTGCTGCTGCAACAATTTCATCCGCAAACCTACGCAAGGCTGTAGCCAAGTTACGTGCTAACAAGGCTGTTGCTCGCAAGGGTAGCCTATACTGGTGTGGTATCCACCCAGAAGTTTCACACGACCTTCGTGCTGAGACAGGTTCCGCAGGATGGTTGCTTCCTAACCAATACGGCTCTGCACAAGACCGTATCTGGGCAGGAGAGATTGGAACATACGAAGGTGCATACTTCGTAGAGTCTCCACGTCTTTACTCTGCAACTGATGGTTCTTCATCTGCAAAGGTGTACCGCACAATTCTAGCAGGACAGCAAGCATTGGCTGAGGCAGTTGCCGAAGAGCCACATGTAGTTATCGGACCAGTAGTTGACCGCTTGATGCGTCACCGCCCAATGGGTTGGTACGGCGTATTAGGATTTGCTCGCTACCGTGAAGAAGCACTATACAGAATCGAATCAGGTTCTTCAATCGCTTAGTTGATTGACGGTAGGGCTAGGGGAAACTCTAGCCTTACAGTAAGTTCATTAAGGAGAATAATGGCAGATTATACATTTACAACACCTACTGTAGAAGAAGGACCAATCGGTAAACATCGTCTATTCTACTTCTATAAAAAAGATGTTGGTATTTCTGTAGTAAAACAAAATGGCTCATACAAAATTAGCCGTTACCCATTAGACCCAAGCGTAGAAACATATGAAGAGTTCTATATTGGTGGTCATAATCACGTAGTAGATGATACTACTAAAGCAGCACTAATTGCTGGTGGTATAGGAGTTACAGAAGCAAACTTTACAGCAGTATAAGGGGATAAATGAAACACTGGGAACATCATCCAGAACCAATTGATGGATGTTTTGGATGTAAAGGTTTAGGACTTCAGATGAATTCTGGAGATGCTAAAAGGGATATTTCAGACAAGAAGTGGACGTCTGAATTACAGGCTTACAGAGATGCAAGAGCACAAGGAATACAGCCAGCAGGAACAACTATGCGTCATGTACAAGAAGCGCATAAAGCATCAGAGATTTTAGGCAAAGCGTATAATGCGGACACTATGCCTAAGACTAAAGATATAACCACAAAAGCCGCAGCCGTAATGAAAGAGATAGGACAAATCTAATGCCAAAAGTAGGAAAGAAAAAGTTCCCATATACCGCCAAGGGCAAGAAGGCTGCAAAGGCTTATGCTAAAGGCGAGAAGATGGAATCAAAAGCAGAGAAGATGATGGAAATGCGTAAGGGTATGAAGAAGATGGGCAAGAAAAAGTAATATGAATACCCCTAAGCCAAAGCCAACTGTATTAAAAGGTAAAGCAGCAATTAACGAATATCAAAAACAAATATCTCCTAAAGGTATGGCTGCAGCCGAGGCTGCTGCTCGTAAAGCATTAGAACAAAAATACCCAGGAATGTATATACCTGAAACTCGTATTGCTCGTAGATTAGGTACAAGATAATAATGAAAAAAGCACACCCAGGATTTAAAAAGGTAGCAGCAGGTATTGCCAAGAAGCAAGGTATCTCAATGGAACGTGCTTCTGCAATTGTTGCAGCGGGTGCTCGCAAGGCATCTAAGAAGGCTATTAAGGCTAATCCTCGCTTGAAGAAAGTATCAGGCGTAGTTAAGAAAAAGTCCAAGTAATGTCATCGGGTCAACGCAAGCGCCATGATGGTTGGAATAAGTCAATTATGCGGGACGGTATGATTGTTATTCTTCGCAAAGATGGTTCTGAAAAAGTTCGCCTTGACCCTAAGACAAAAGAAACAATTAAGGGGACTAAGTGAAAAAAAAGGCAAAGTCTAAAGTTAATGCTGCTGGGAACTATACCAAACCTGGTATGAGAGCGGCATTGTTTAAAAAGATTAAGGCTGGCTCTAAGGGTGGAGACCCAGGAGAATGGTCAGCCCGTAAAGCACAACTACTTGCAGTTCAATACAAGAAAGCAGGCGGAGGTTACAAGTAATGGCACTTGCTAAATCTCAACAATCACTTAAAAAGTGGACTGCTGAAAAGTGGAAAACATCTGATGGTAAACCATCTAAAGGCAAGAAGAGATATTTACCTACCGCAGCATGGGCTGCTTTAAGTCCTGCAGAGAAGGCAGCAACCAATAGGGCTAAAGCCAAAGGTAATGCTAAGGGCAAACAGTTTGTTAAACAACCTAAAAATATAGCAAAAAAAACAGCAAAGTATAGGGGCAAATAATGGCTGATTCAAGATTAAAGAGAGCGGGAGTATCTGGCTTTAACAAGCCAAAGCGTACACCTAATCATCCTAAAAAGTCACACGTAGTAGTGGCTAAGGTAGGAGATAAAGTAAAGACTATTAGATTTGGTGAGCAAGGAGCCAAAACGGCAGGTGCTCCTAAGGCTGGCGAATCAGAGCGCATGAAGATGAAGCGTAAATCTTTCAAAGCAAGACACGGAAAGAATATTGCTAAAGGTAAGATGAGTGCAGCCTATTGGGCGGACAAGGTTAAGTGGTAATATGAGTACCAAGGGGACGAAAGATTCTGTAGCACTAGTATGGTGTGATAACGGAATGGTAGATGGTAAGTTTATGCAAGGCGTAGCAGATGTAATGTTAAAGTCTGGCGTAGAATTTGCCACAACATTACGCAGCCAAGGCAACCAAATTGCTAGACAAAGACAGACAGTAATTGATTACTGGTATGATAAGACTGATTACGAATGGCTACTATGGGTAGACTCAGATGTAGTAATTAGTCCAGAGAAGTTTAGATTATTGTGGGATAATAAGGATGCTAAAGAACGTCCTCTAGTTACTGGAGTATATTTTACTACAGATAATCCTGAGGAACCTTTAATGATTCCAATGCCCACAGTATTTAGTTTTGTTAACGATGGAGATGGTGGCTTTGGATTATCCAGAGTACATCCACTACCTGAGAATAAACTGATTAAGGTAGATGCTGCAGGGTTTGGATTTATCCTAATGCACCGCAGCGTAGTTAAGAAGGTAAGAACCGTAGCACCAGATGGACAGGTGTTTATGGAGATGGGTAGAGGGACTAAGTTTATAGGCGAAGATATATTCTTCTTTGCGCTATGCGATAAGGCAGAAGTTCCACTCTATTGCCACACAGGAGCCACTGCTCCACATATGAAACGTTTTTCATTTGATGAACATTATTACAAGGCATTCTTTGGTAAACCTAAGGAAGAGCCTAAGTCAAAACTTATCACCCCTGATAAGAAAATCATTACACCTAGATAGGATAAACAATGGCACTTGGTAAAGCAGGTAGTAGTTTAACCGCAGAACTTAATCGTCTTGCTGGTACAACTGGATTAGATGAGCAAGGGGCAGCAAATGCCTATGCTAGCACTACTGGACTTGCCACTGTTGGTGCTTTAAATATCAAGGCTGAGGCTAATAGAACAAGAGATAAGTTTAAAGATATTGATGGAATCTGCAATGAACTTGCAGGAACTACTGGCCTAGCAGCACCTGCTGCATTACGGAGTATCAACGCCTAATGACAACTACATTAACAGATTTAATCAATGAGGTTCAGATTAACCTTGCTGGATATACTTACCAACAAGATAGAGCAACTCACTTAACTAGTGCAGTTACTACTCTAACATCACCATCTACATCTCCTACTGTATTATCTTTAGGCTCTACTGAAAACCTTGGTAAAGGTGTAGTTGAGATTGATGAAGAGTTGTTATGGGTAGATTCATTTGACCGTGTTGCTAACACAGCAACTGTATCTCCTTATGGTCGTGGCTATCTAGGTACTACTGCTGCTACACACACAGCAGATACTAAGGTTACTATCTCACCTACATTCCCACGTTATGTAATTAAGAAGGCTATCAACGATACTATCAATGCTGCTGGCTCTAGCATATTTGCAGTTAATGTAACTACCTTTACATTTAATGCTGCTCAAACAACTTATGATTTTGATGGATTAAATATCCAAAACATTCTTTCAATTATGTGGCAATCAGTTGGTCCATCACTTGAATGGATTCCTGTTCGTCGCTGGTCTTGGGATTCTAAAGCAGATGCTACAGCATTTGGTGCTACTTCTCAAACAGTAACTATTGGAGATTATATTACTCCTGGTAGAACTGTTAAGGTTGTATATGCTACTGACCCAGTTCCATTCACTACTAATGCTCAAGACTTTGCAACACAAACTGGACTACCAAACTCTTGTAAAGATGTAATTGTATTGGGTGCTTCTTATCGTTTGCTTACTTACCTTGACCCTGCACGTGCTGCTCAAGTTAGCCCACAGGCAGATGAGACAGATAGCAAACGTCCTTATGGTGCTTCACAAACTGCAACAAAACAACTATACGCCCTGTATACACAACGCTTAAATGAGGAAACTCAAAGACAGCAAACTGCATATCCAATTCGAGTCCACTACAGCCGATAGGTAAATAAATGACAACACGCAAATACTCCTCACGTTCACAACAGACAACACTGTCTGCAGCATTAACTGCTGGTGGTACTACTGCAACAGTGGTATCAGGAACTTCATTACTAGGTGGTGCCACGATTTCATCTGGCCAAACCTTTACGGTGGTGATTGACCCAGATACAGCGCTTGAAGAAATTGTAGATGTAACGGCGGTCTCCACCAACACTCTTACTATTACTCGTGGTATTGATGGCTCATCTGGCGTAGCCCACTCTGCTGGTGCTGTAGTACGGCATATGGCAATTGGTAGAGATTATCGCGAAGCCAATACACACATTGAAGCATCTTCAGGAGTACACGGTTTAACTGGTTCCGTAGTGGGAACAACAGATACCCAGACTCTTACTAACAAAACAATTAGTGCAGCCGATAACACACTTACTGGTGTAGTTACTTTAACTGGCACCCAGACACTAACTAACAAGACTTTAACTAGCCCAACCATTACTGGTACTGGTGCTATTGCAGGTACCTTTACAGGTAACCTTACAGGTAACGTAACTGGTAATGCATCTGGTTCTGCTGGCTCTGCAGCCACATTAACCACTGGTCGTGACTTCCAATTAACTGGAGATGTAGAAGCATCAGCCGTATCCTTTAATGGTTCAACCTCAGTTAACTTAGTAACCTCTATTGCAACTGGTTCTATTGTCAACGCTGACGTTAATGCATCTGCTGCTATCGCTAAGAGTAAGTTAAACCTTGGTGGAACTATTACCTCTGCTGACCTAGTAGATGGAACTATCGTAGCAACAGATATTGCTGATGGAACTATTACTGCAGCCAAGTTAGTATCTGACCCATATGCTCGTGCTAACCATACTGGTACTCAATTAGCAGCAACTGTTTCAGACTTTGACACACAGGTAAGAACATCTCGCTTAGACCAGATGGCTGCGCCTACTGGCTCAGTATCTGTTAATAGCCAGAAGATTACTAATCTTGCTACTCCAACTGCTAACACAGATGCATCAACTAAACTTTACGTAGATACAAAGGTTGCAGACCTAGTTAACTCTGCACCATCTACACTTGATACCCTTGGTGAGATTGCAACAGCAATCCAAGCAGGTGGAACTGTCTATGATTCATTCGTATTAAAATCAGGAAGCACAATGACTGGCAACCTAACCCTTGCTGGTGCTCCTTCATCTAACCTACACGCTGCTACTAAGTTGTATGTAGATGATGTTGCTGGTTCTGCTACTGCTGCTGCAGCCTCTGCTGCTGCCGCTGCTGCCTCATATGATTCCTTTGATGATAGATACTTAGGTGCTAAGTCATCTGCTCCTACATTAGACAATGATGGAAATGCATTAGGAACTGGTGCTCTGTATTGGAACTCAGTAACTAATACTATGTTTGCTTGGACTGGTTCTGCTTGGGGTTCAATATCCTCAACTGCAGCAATCTTCCGCTTCCGCTTTACAGCAGCAGGTGGAGAAACCTCAGAGTCTGGACTAGATGATAATGGTGTAACACTTTCTTATCTTCCTGGTAAGGAGCAGGTATATCTTAACGGTGTACTTCTTGTTCGTACCACAGACTACACAGCATCTGATGGAACAAGCATCACTTCTCTTGCTGCATTAACCGCTGGAGATATTTTAGAAATCATTACCTTTACAGCCTTTGACTTAGCAACTGCTATTGATAAGGCATTGTTTGATGCTAAGGGAGATATACTAGTAGCAACTGCTGCAGATACACCTGGTAAACTAACAGTAGGAACTAACGGATTTTATTTATCAGCAGATAGTTCTACAGCGACTGGCCTAAAATGGGCAGCCGTTACAACAGACCCCACACCAACCGTATTTATGCTCGGTGGAATGTAACTAAGGAGAAACACAATGGCAACAACATATAAAGTCCTTGGGCAATCAAACCCAGCGGCAACAACAGCAACAACCCTATACACAGTACCTGCTGCTACGCAGACAGTAGTATCAACAATTACAATATGTAACCAAGCAGCAACTGCTGCTACATACCGTATTGCAGTACGTGTTGCTGGCTCTGCATTATCTGCAGAAGAATACATTGTGTATGGAGCAACAGTTCCTGCATCTGATGCAACATTTCTTACAGTAGGACTTACCCTTGGGGCTACAGATGTAGTCACAGTGTATGCTTCATCTGCAAACTTATCATTTAACCTATTCGGAAGTGAGATAGCCTAATGTCAGTTAGTAGTGCAAACGCCCCAGCAGGGGGTAAAACCCGTTATGTAGAAACATTAACTTCAGGTACCTCTTGGACAGTTCCAGCGGGTGTTGAATATGTTAACGCAACACTTATTGGTGCTGGTGGTTCTGGTGGTACATCTAGTAATGATGGTAACCACGAAGGCAGGGGTGAGAATGGTAGCGGTGGTCAAATAATTACTACTACAGTTACAACAACTCCAGGTGCTTCAATTGCTTATGCTATTGGTACAGGTGGCGCTAACCCAGCCGCAGCAGGAACTGCTGGAAACGCTGGCGGTTCTACAACATTTACAGGAGCAACAACTGCTCTTGGTGGTGCTGGTGGTGGTTCTTTTCAGGGTTCTGGTGGCGCATCTAAAGCAGGATTAATAGCGTTTAATGGTGGTCAAGGTGGTGGAAGACAATCATCAAATAGCGGTGCTGGTGGAGATGGACAAATTATCCTAGAGTATTGGAAGTAAATAATGGCTAGTCATAATAGAACGACTGCTAGCGAAATAGGTAAAAAAATAATTGACTTACCTACGGTGCCTACTATAGGTACGGCTACTGTTAGCGCCTTAACGGCAAGTGTTCCATTTACTATAGCAACCCAAGGTGGTCCAGCATCTTCATTTACAGTTACTTCTACTCCTGGTAGTATTACTGCTACTGGAAGTGCAAGTCCTATAACAGTTACAGGTTTAACGGCATCTACTTCATACACGTTTAAAGTTTCTGGTACTAATTCTAGTGGAACTAGCGAACAAAGTGCTGCTTCTAATTCTATAACAACACCTGATGTATTTGCAGTTAATTATCTTGTAATTGCAGGAGGTGGTGGTGCTGGTTATGATGGCGCTGGTGGTGCAGGTGGTTATAGAACTTCTGCTGGAACTTCAGGCGGTGGTGCTAGTGCTGAAACTGTAATATATGCAGCACGTGCTTCTAATTATACAGTTACGGTTGGTGCAGGTGGTGCAGCAGGTACAACTTCAGGTGGTCAAGGTGTAGATTCTGTATTTTCAACTATTACCTCAGCAGGTGGTGGTAAAGGTAATTATGGTAATCCATTTGCTAATGGTTCATCAGGAGGTTCAGGTGCGGGTGGAACATCTGTTACTGGAGCAACTGGAACAGGTGGTGCTGGTACCGCAAATCAAGGCTACGCAGGCGGTGATTCAGGCGGAGCAGCAGGTCAGCAAGGCGGCGGTGGTGGTGGTGCTGGTGCAGTGGGCGGAACTGGCGGTGGCACAGTTGGTGGAAATGGTGGAACTGGTGTAGCAAGTACTATTACTGGCTCATCTGTTACAAGAGCAGGTGGTGGCGGTGGTGGTTCTCAAACTACAGCGGGTTCTGGTGGAACTGGCGGTGGTGGTAAAGGTGAAGATGCCTCATCTAATAATGCTGCGGCTGGAACTGCTAACACTGGTGGCGGTGGCGGTGGTGGTTACGCTAATGGCGGTAAAGCAGGTGGTTCAGGAGTTGTTATTCTTAGATATTTAACTGCTGACGCTACAATTACAATAGGAGCAGGACTTACAGGAACAACTGCAACAGATGGTTCACATAAAGTTACAACAATAACAGCAGGCACAGGAAATGTGAGTTGGGCATAATGGCACATTACGCATTCTTAGACGATAACAATGTAGTTACTGAGGTAATTACAGGTATTGATGAAACTCAAACCATTGAAGGACTAAATACTGAAACTTGGTATGGTAACTTCAGGGGTCAAGTATGTAAGAGAACATCTTACAATGGCAACATCCGTAAGAACTATGCAGGCATTGGTTATACCTATGACTCTGCACGGGATGCTTTTATAGCACCTAAACCTTTTAACTCTTGGGTATTAGATGAGGCTACTTGCCGTTGGCAAGCACCTACTCCTATGCCTACAACAGAAGGTAAGTTCTACTACTGGTCAGAGGATGACCTATCTTGGAGGGAAGTACAATGAGTAAAGCAAGAGACCTAGCAACATTGGCTGGTTCAGCCACAGTTCTAGCAACAGACGCAGAAGTATCAGCAGCAATTGCAGCAATACCTGCCCCAGATTTATCATCAGTAACAATTGCTGATGTAATGGATTCACTCTAACAATAACGAAAGGTAGTAACTAATGGCTACAACAAGTAAGGTGCTCTTTCGTGGAGCAGCATCAACATCAAGCACAACTCTATACACAGTACCAACTACATCAACTGTTACAGTAGTAACAAATGTGGTTGTTGCTAACACAGCAGCATCTTCAGCAACATTTGACTTATCATTAGATGATGTTCAGGTTGCTAACGATGTAGTAGTAGCAGCAAATGACACACTAGTCATTGACCTTAAACAAGTTCTTCCTGCTAATGCTACTCCTAAAACTATTAAAGGATTAGCCTCAGCAACTACTGTCAACTTTCACATCTCGGGAGTGGAGATAGTCTAGTGGCTGTCTACAATTTTTCTAAATCTTCATTAAAAACTGGTGTCACCAGAACAACCATTTGGGACCAAGTATCTACATACCTTAATCCTGCTGGATACACAGTTGGTGGAGACGGATTTACCACTACAGTAAATAAATTAACATTTAATACTGAAACATTTTCTGTATTAGGTACTGGATTAAGTACAGGAAGAAACTATGTTTGTGGCTATTCATCTGCTACCAATGGTTATGCTGCTAGTGGATATGATGGTACAACTATTGCAGTTGCTACAGTAGATAAATTTAGTGGTTCTTCTAATACTAGAACTACTTTAGGTACTGGAATAAATTCACCAAGAACAGGTGCTGGTGGCGTTGCTTCCAGCACAGATGGTTATGCAATAAATGGTCGTGCCGCAGATGGTAGTTATCGTATTAGCATAAGCAAAATGGCATTTAGTAATGACACATTTACTACAAGTGCAGCAACTACTTCAAATAATAGAAATATGGGTGCTTCATTTTATAATTCTACTAATGGTTACTATGCTGGCGGAGAAGATTCTGGTGGAGCATATATCTCAGCAATAGATAAATTAAATTACTCTGCAGATACTAGAAGTACTTTAGGTACTGGATTATCAAACAGTGTCTCTGCGCCTACAGGATTTAGTTCTTCAACTGCTGGTTATGTTGCTGGTGGAGTAAATGGTAGTGGTAGAATTAGCACTGTAAATAAATTTTTATTCAGTGATGATAGTAGAACTACCCTAAGTACTGGATTAGCAAATGCGTCTTACGGGGCATTTAATAATATAAACTCTACAACTGCTGGCTATTATGTTGGTGGTTCCATAAGTTCAGGTGCAGTTACCACGGCATACAAATTTACTTTTAGTGATGATAGTCGCAGCACTCTATCTAGTGCGTTAGCAACCGCCAATTATACAAATGGTGGAGGTGGATTCTCTTGTCTAGGTTAGCAAAACTTGCACAATCTCAAATTATACCAAGTCGTTCTAAATACCAATTAGAACATTTTGTTATAGGACAGCACGATACTCCTGAAATGCAGTATCAACAAATCCTTGTTGAAGGTGCCGACCTAACTTACAAAATTAAAATGGCTGAATTTTCTATACGAAAAACAGAAATTGAAATAGCCAATCTAAAATTATCAGATGACCCAATTAATTTAATTGAGGCTGAAGAAAAAGAATTAGGATTGGCCTATACACGTTTAGTTTTGGAATCCGCTAAGTATGAATGGGCAGTTTTAGAAGAACTGTTTAAGAAGTATCCAAATTATACTTATGTTGAAATAGAAAATAATCAACCTGAGTACTGGAAGCAAAGACTTACTAGACAGGCTGAGATAGACCAAGTTCAAGCAAGAGAAGGAATAACTGCAGGAAACGTTACTTCTATGTTAAATGCAGGATTAATAAACAGAACACCTGAACTAGAAAATAATTAATTTAAAGGAGCACTGTGGCTGGTCGTGATGACTACCACTTACTTAGATAGTCAATGGCTGACTGGAGGTACTCAGGGTTATCCTTGAAGTATCCCAGTCCAGCATTACATCTACCACAAAGCAACCCTCTGGGTTGGTTAGTAGCGTGGTCGTGGTCGGCACACCAGTCTTTATTAGTATATTCAGTAGTACCGCATATAGCGCATTTACCTTCTTGAAGTTTTAAGTACTCATTGTATCGGTTAATGTCCCAGCCAGGATTACGTTTTTTATTCCAAGCACGTATTTTTTCTTTATTGTCTAGTCTATATTGTTTCTTCTTAACAGAGGCACAATCTTTACATCTAGATTCAATACCAATTTTTCTATTGTTTCTAATGTGAAACTTAGAACGTGGTAGTTTCTGACCGCAATCAATACAAATTTTCATAACAATAATTATACTACATATTACCTTTATATGTAAATCGTTTAATGGAGGTGTGCCATAGCAGGTAGAGATGTGACCGAAGGTCGTGCAGAACGTGCCATTGCTGTTGATGTTGGTATTGTTTCTACAAGCCAATACTGGCAAAACACATCTGACTCATATGATGTAGCAGTTGGTGGACAACCATTCTTCTATGCCATAAATGACCAACGTCCATACATTAGACAGACTGCACCTTACAAGAAGGACCAGTTTGATAATGGAGCAGAGCCAGGCGAGCAATCACTTACTGGTTGGTGGATTAGAAGTCAGTCATCTTTTCACGGTGGAGAGGGTATTAAGTTCTATGACCCATCTGCTGGCGAGACAGTTGCCCATAGATTTACAGATAGCAAAGGTGTAGATGTCTGGACTAAGGGCGAGGTAACTCTACTTAAGAATACAACCTCTACTCACTATACAACTGGCCCTATTCAATCCAATGGTAAAGCATTTCAACAAGCACGCTCAATTAAGTACGGCACTACTGATGGCATCCTATTATGGGATGAGTATGATGTAGATAAGATTGCTACAGATGGAACTGTTACTCACTTTATAGATTCTGCTGCAGGCACAGACTATCCTGTATATGCAATTTGCGATGACGGTACTACTGCTTATTGGGCTACCCGTATTCTTGATTCAGGTGTAGATAAAACTGTTCTTTATAAGAAGGCTTTGACCCTTACATCTGGTGATGCTGCTACTGAAATGTTTAAAACTAATAGCATTGTAATCAGCAAGGGTGTAATGGAGTATGTTAAAGACCGTATTGTACTTTGTATAAATAATAAGATATTTGAACTATCCTCATCTGCATCATCTTTACCTACTGCTTTGTATACCCATTCAGATGATGACGTAGTATTTACATCTATCACAGCATCTGGTCCTGCTATCTACATTGCTGGCTATAGCGGTATTCAATCATTTATCTACAAGTTTACTCTTAATACATCTGGCGTTATGCCAACCCTTACCACAGCCATTACTGCAGCAGAGATGCCAGTTGGTGAAATCATTCACAAGATTTACTACTACTTAGGTTATATGATGATAGGGACAAACAAGGGAATCCGTGCAGCAGTTGTCTCTGACCAAGATGGCTCCATTAACTATGGTCCACTTATTGTGGAAACCACTCAGCCTTGCTATGACTTTGCTGCACGAGACAGATTCGTCTGGTGTGCAACTGGTGTAGATGGTGCTCCTGGAGTTATCCGTATTGATTTAGGTAACGAGATAGAAACATTACGCTTTGCCTACGCTAATGACTTATATGTCAGCACTATATCAGGATATAAAACAACTACCTGTGCATTTGCTGGTGAAACTAACAGATTAGTTTTTGCAACTACAGCCAATAATGCTGGCACTATTACTAATAAAGCCTTGACATCTAACGTAGCAACCTTAACTACATCAGCAGCACACGGCCTAGCCGTTGATGATGAGGTGTGGGTAGAGGGTGTAGATGCTACATTTAATGGTAAGTATACTGTAACCGCAGTTGGTTCAACTACTACATTTAGTTATGCTAAGACTGCAAGCAACGTATCATCTACTGCAGTATCATCATCTACAGCATTAGTTAATAAGGTTGGCTCAATCAATATTGAGGACTCATCTACTCTTACATCTACTGGCTATGTAACTACTGGCTACATTAGATACGGAACCCTTGAGCCTAAAAACTTTAAGCGTTTACTTGCTCGTGGTGACTTTACCTATGGTTCATTAACACTTGAGACTGTAGATAAAGATGGTGTTGAGTATGACCATATCACCTATGAAGCAGGAGTGACTGCAGTTGAGGTTGGTACATCTCAACCTGATACAGCACAGGAGTATGTGGCATTTAAGTTTATTCTTAATCGTGATAGTACAACTACTAGCCAAGGTCCAGTGTTTAAGGGCTATCAAGCAAAGGCTACTATTGCAACACCTCGTCAGAGAGTTATGAGATTCCCTGTTTATTGCTTTGATATTGAAACAGATAGATACAATGTGGTATCTGGTTATGAAGGTAAGGCACTAGCACGACTACAACTACTAGAAGGAGTTGAAGAAGGTGGCGATGTTATTACTTGGCAGGACCTTACTACTGGCGAAAGTCGTCAGGTAGTTATTGAGCAAATCTCATTTACACGTATGACTCCACCAGACAAAAGGTTTGATGGATTCGGCGGAGTAGTTGAGATAACTATTAGAACGGTATAATACTATGACACCTAATGACTGGGCTGCATTAGCAGTTGCCATAACTTCTTTACTTGGAGCACTAGCAGTTGGAGTAAGACATTTAGTTAAACACTATCTATCTGAACTTCGTCCGAATGGTGGGTCAAGTGTCAAGGACCAGGTCAATAGGTTAGAGCAAAAAGTAGATACCTTATACACAATTTTAATACAGAAGTAGAAAGTAATGGGGATGAAAGCAGATAACTTTCCGAAGTGGTTCTATGACAATGCAACAGTCCAAGACTTTGAAAATGGACTAGCAGAGTTTAAGGGTAAAAAGAATCTTAAGTTCTTGCAGATAGGTGTCTTTACTGGCAATGCATCTGCTTGGTTACTAAAGAATATTCTTACTGACCCAACATCATTGCTTGTAGATATAGACCCTTGGTGTGGCAACCTACCTCACGAGTCAGTGTATGACTGGGCAGATATACAAGAGGCTTATCAAGAACAGATAAAGCCATATGGCAAAAAAGTTCAGGCACATAAAGCATTTAGTGGGGACTGGTTAAAGCAACACCGTGAAGGTGGCTTTGACTTTATCTACATTGATGGTGACCATCTACCAGAGTCAGTTACTTTAGATGCTGACCTATCCTGGGACTTGCTTAAATCTGGCGGCATTATGGCTTTTGATGATTATGAGTGGGACCATCCAGATGGTACAGATAAAAACCCTAAGCCAGCAATAGATGCGTGGCTAGCAAAACATAAAGATGATATTGAAGTATTTCGTAAGGGATGGCAAGTATGGATAAGAAAGAAGTAAGTAACAACTGTATTGGATGTGGCTGTGACCCGACTGATATTTGTTGGCCTAATCAAAACCTATTAAGAGAACAATGGTTAAAGGATAATCCAGATGCAAAATATGAAGGATGGATGTCAATATGACAACTGTTGCCAAGAAAGCCACACCTGCTGCAATTGCTGTGTTGCGCCAGGCGACGGCATTAAGACCGAATCGCAAGAAAGCCAGCGATGGTCTGCTTCCATCTGCTGCTCATCTAAAACAGAGTCCTAATTCAGACCACAATACTGGGTATGCAGTTGACTTAACTCACGACCCAGCAAATGGTATTGACTGCTTTGAGATATACGAGAAGTTACAGTCAGACTCAAGAGTTAAGTATTTAATATTCACTGGTAAAATTTGGTCAGCCAAGAATGGCGAAGCCAGATACACTGGAGTAAATCAACATAATAAACACCTACATATTTCCATCAAAGATAACTGCGGTAACGACACGTCACCTTGGTTTCCTTGGCTGGGAAAGGTAACAACACTCAACAAGGTAAAGGCTTCAGTCAAGCCATTGCCAAAGAAGGAGAATAAATGAAAGACTTAGTTGCTAAGTTAAAAGACCCTAAAACAAAGGCTGCTTTTAAATCTTACATCCGTGCAGTAATTGCATCAGCAATCACATTGGGCTTAGCCCTCGCTGCCGACCTTGCCCCAGAGCAAGCAATCCTAATTGGCGCATTGGCTGCTCCATTGGCTAAATGGGCTGATAAGACTGAAAAAGAGTACGGCATAGGCTCTAATTAAATACCCCTAATCGGGCTTTAAAGGCCCTTTAGAGACACGAAAACCCCCAACTTGAGGTACTTACCTCAGGAAGGGGGTTCTTTTGTCGTTTTAAGGCTTAATCTTCTAGGTCTTCCCACTCCTCCATTAGGAGTCTGATATTCTTATGCTCTTTTGCTGTTCGGTATTCATCGACCAGGGATGTGACTAGGTATACGGTTAGGGTTCCTAAAGTTGAGCCAAAAAATACAGCCCAAAATGTATTATTTACGATTTCTGACATAGTACTCCTTAGATATATAATTAATTATATATTATATTATAGACCCCTTCGGGGTTTTATATATATTATATTAATATCAATTATACACACAGGTACCAATCTATGGAAGTCACATCCGACTTCCATCTAATCCTATACCTGTGTATAATTCATCTAATGTCAATACAACTTGAAGAATATACATTACCAGAACATATATCCTATAGTGCTTTCAGCACTTATCTAACCTGTGGATATCAGTACTACCTTGGTAGATTACTTGAAAAACAGGAGGAGCCATCTGTTTGGTCAGTTGGCGGTTCAGCATTCCACCTTGCTTGCGAAACCTATGATAGGAATAACCTATGATAAATGATGTCGATAATTTATGGACAGAATCTTGGAACGCTTGTAAAGGTGATATTGACCTAACCAATGCTCGTATAGGTGGTAAGGCTACTAAACTTAATCCAAATAAGGAAGACGTTAATTTCTGGCAAACTGCAGGACCTATGTGGGTCAGCGAATATATTGCTTGGCGTAAACATAATCCCAATTGGAAGATTTGGATTGCTCCTGATGGTAGACCTGGAATTGAATTAGAACTAATGCCAGTAGTGGCTGATGTGCCAATTAAAATGGTTATAGACAGAATCTTTGAGGTTAATGGGCAACTAGTAATTGTTGACCTCAAAACATCTAAGAATACCCCAACCAGTACCTTGCAACTAGGTTTTTATAAACTTGGTTTAGAGGAAACCTTTGATATAGAAGTTAACTGGGGAAATTACTATATGTCTCGTGGTAGTAATACCGTAGAGATGGTTGACTTATCAGGATATACATATGACAAAATGGAGTTCCTGGTAAAAGGATTTGACAAAGCACGAAAGGCAGGGATATTCTTGCCCAACACAAACTCTTGTCAATACATGTGCGGACTGACCGCTCATTGTCAATTCTCGACAAAGAAGGATGGATAAATGGCAGAAGACTGGAAGTTACAAGTATCATACAAAACTGGAACTGGCGATTTAATTAACGTCAGAGCCAACACAGCGGACGAACTTAGTGTATTGCTTGAGGGCATTGGTGACTTTGCTACTCAAATTGCAGCAGTACAAAAGTTGGTGGTGGGAGCATCGACAACCGCCCCTTTATCGACGCCAAGTTCCACGCCAAGCACAGAGCCTCGACGCTCCTCAGCACCACCCCAGGCATCGGCTCCGTCAGGTGGAGCGGGTCCAACATGTCAACATGGGGCACGGAAGTACAAGTCGGGAATCTCCAGCAAGACGGGGAATCCTTACGCAATGTGGGTCTGTCCAATGCCTCAGGGAGCAGACCAATGCAAGCCAGTAAATTAGTAGAAGAACAATTTCCGTTTTAACAAATAGGTAGGGGGATAGATGCGTACACTTGTCAGGTCTGTGGGTCGTGCCTCTATTGGCGGGGAACCTCTACCTAGTTGTTTTAAATCATTCGAAGCGTCCAAGATTATAATTAGGCGTTCAGAAGTTTCAATGTTTGCGGGTGCTCCTGGAGCAGGTAAATCAACACTTGCTCTAGCGATTGCCCTAAAGACTAATGTTCCAACTTTGTATATATCCGCAGATACCAATGCTCACACTATGGCTATGCGTTTAGCATCAATGATATCAGGCAAGAACCAAACTGATGTGGAACAGAAACTTAATACTGATGTTGGATGGACTAAAGCAATCCTCCAAAAAGGAAGCCATATAGTCTGGTCCTTCGAATCATCACCAACGTTGCAAGATATTGATGAAGAAGTTCAAGCCTTTGAAGAACTATGGGGTTGTCCTCCAACATTAATAGTTTTGGATAACCTAATGGATGTAGCCACAGATGGTGGTGAGGAGTTTGCCTCAATGAGGGCAATTATGAAGGAGTTGAAATATCTTGCAAGAGCCACTAATGCTGCGATTATGGTACTACATCATACTTCTGAAGCAGTTCCTGGGAATCCTTGTCAGCCAAGAAGCGCAATACAAGGTAAGGTCTCGCAACTTCCTGCTCTCATATGTACACTCGGTACGGTGGGCACATCGCTTGGCGTGGCGTCAGTCAAAAATCGCTACGGTAGAGCAGATGCTGGAGGAACTCTCATGACTTGGTTAGCATTCAATCCAGAGTACATGTACGTAGAAGATATACCAGAGAATTCATGACAACTAGAAAAAGCCATAAGGCTAGAGGAGCAAACTTTGAAACCGACCTACGAGATTATTTTAGACGAATTGGACTTGATAGTGAGAGACTTGCAAGAACAGGTGCTAGAGATGAGGGAGACGTTGTTGTCAGGTCGGACTTCCTCGGTTACATCGGAATCATTGAAGCCAAAGCCCCAGGTCAATCAGGTCGCATTGACCTCTCTGGTTGGACTAAAGAGGCTCAAATTGAAGCAACACATTATTCGGAAGCAAGAGGCATTAAAAGAACATCCGTCTTATCTGCGGTTATTATCAAAGCCAGAGGAAAAAAAATAGCAGATTCTTATTTAGTACTAAGGTTGGGCGATGTATTTGACGGATGATTTACCAGACATAGTTGAAGTCTTGAAGCACTACGGTGCGACAATGAATAGGACTACAGGACAAGTAAATATTAAATGCCCGTTTCATGATGATACTCATAGTTCGGCTAGTTTTAATACTAGAGAGAATATATTTAATTGTTTTGCATGTGGGATGCAGGGGAATAGTTTACAGATTATAGCAAGACAAGAGAGGGTTAGCATACATGAAGCAAGGTCATTCGCAGAAGGAATTGCTGGGCTTGGCGGTAACCAAGTACGCAGCAAACATTTATCAGGCGGAAGATTACCTCGCAAGCAGGGGAATAACAAGGGAAGCAGCACGTCTGGCTCGATTCGGCGTAGTAGAGGAGCCTGAGGTTGGACATGAAGCATTCAAAGGACGATTATCCATACCGTATATTACCAAGACTGGTGTTGTCGATTTGCGTTTTCGTAGCCTTCATCCTGCTGTTGAACCTAAGTACATGGGAATGACAGGTATGGAAACTAAAATGTATAATGTGTTAGATATCGATAGAGCGGGGGACTGGATTGGTGTATGTGAGGGAGAGTTGGATACTATTACTTTGTCTGCCTGTGTTGGCATTCCTTGCGTTGGCGTTCCTGGTGCGAACTCCTGGAAGAAACATTACACAAGATTACTTGCAGACTTTGAAAGAGTCTTTGTATTTGCGGATGGCGACCAACCAGGAAAAGAATTTGCTGCTAGTCTCGCCCGTGAATTGCCAGTCACAGTTGTGCAAATGCCAGACGAGGAAGACGTCAACTCTTGTTATGTCAAATACGGCTCCCAGTATATTCGAGAAAGAATGGGACTAAATGAATTATAAAGATATTCCGCCATGTAAAACATGCGGACAACATTTTGACAACATATTTGAGGCTACCGACCATCTAATAGACGATGAAAATGGTGAGTATTTTGACCCTAAACTTATTCTTCCTGGGGGCTACCAACTAATGGTAGGTTCTTTACTTCGTTGCATATATAGCGTGGCGGATAACCCTGAAGAAGTGGAAAGTATTACTCAGTCGGTATATGCAACATTATATGCGGCAGAGTCTAGTCCCAAAAAAATGAAAAAGTATATAGAGGACATAGTTATTCGTGAAGAAATGCGTCATCTTGATAGTGAACTAACACACTTCTTAACAGAAACCAACGAAGAGAAAGATGGAGAGTGACGAAATATGGCAGATTATAACCCACTTGGAAAATCAAGGTTTCCATATAACCAAGAAGCAGATAGAGGGGAAGTCTTTAATATTAACAATAAAGGTGCCTCTTTTGAGTCAGCAGTTGCAAAAACCTTCCAAGAATTAGTAGATTTACTTTTATCTAAACATAAAGATTACGGTCCAAAAAATATTTCAGATGCGCCAGGTGGTGCGCTCAATGGATTACGTGTTCGTATGCATGATAAATTGGCACGCATAAATAATTTATATGGTAGTGCCTTGCAACCAGAGCATGAATCTCTTGAGGATTCATTCAAAGATATGGCTAACTATGCAATCATAGGATTGCTAGTACTGAGAGGAGAATGGGACAAATGAAAATATTTGGACCTTATAAAGGCAGTAAACAAAACGGTGGTCGCCCAATTTACGTCATCAAACGTAAGAAAAAAGATGGCACTACTGAGACTACATCTACCAACAAAGCCCGCTTAGATTATAAAAAGGCTACTGGTAAGAAGTTAAAGCGCAATCAAGAAGTAGACCATATTGATAACAAAGGTCGCAAAGGTAATGATAAAATATCTAACTTGAGAGTTCTATCTAAAAAGAAAAATGTAGGCTTAGAGAATAAGAGACGTGCTAAAAAGAAATGAAATTTGCGTATGCTGACCCACCATATTTAGGTATGGGTAAAAAATATTCTTCACTCCATGCAGAGGCGGAGATATGGGATGACCCTAAATCTCATACTCAATTAGTTAAGAAATTAACTGACGAGTATCCTGATGGGTGGGCAGTATCGTTATCGGCTCCTTCATTAAAATTATATTTGTCTGCATGCCCAGACGATGTAAGAGTCGGGATTTGGACTAAAACGTTTCATCAAATAAGGGTAAATGTAGCCATACAATACGCTTGGGAGCCTGTAATTTGGCGAGGTGGACGTAAAGAAACACCAGTAAAACCAATGATTAGAGACTGGCATTCAGGAAGAATTGCCATGAAGAAAAACTTTTATGGAGCCAAGCCATTAGATTTTAATACTTGGATATTAAATTTATTACAGTACCAAAAGGGAGACACTTTAGATGACTTGTTTCCTGGCAGTAATAGCATGTCAGAAGCAATTAAACTAATAGAGGAAGTAGCCTAATGAAAACTATCGTTTGTATTTCAGACCTTCAAGTACCGTACCATGATGTAGAAGCAGTTAAGGCTGTGGCTAAATTTATTAAAGCCTACCAACCCGATACTGTTGTATCCTGTGGTGATGAAATGGATATGCAGACTATTTCGAAATGGAGTAAAGGGACTGAGTTAGAGTTTGAACGTTCTATCGGACGTGATAGAGACACTACTCGTCAGGTTCTTTATGACTTAACTGTTGAGCATATGATTCGTAGCAACCATACAGATAGATTATTTAATACAGTTGCTATGAGAGCGCCAGGATTACTTGGTTTGCCTGAGTTGCAGTTGGAAAACTTTTTAGGTCTTGATGAACTAGAAATTAAATATCACAAAGACCCATATGAACTGGCTCCTGGTTGGTTGTTAATGCATGGTGATGAGGGTAACGTACAGCCTACGGCTGGTGCTACAGCCCTCGGATTAGCAAAACGCTCAGGTATGTCAGTAGTCTGTGGGCACACGCATCGCATGGGCTTGACTCATCACACTCAAACATATCGAGGCGGTAAACCTAAAACAATTTGGGGCATGGAACTGGGCAATCTAATGAATTATAGTAGTGCTAAATATATTAAGGCTGGATTGTTTACGTGGCAACAAGGCTTTGGTATCTTACATGTTGATGGTAAAACTGTTGTGCCTCAATTAGTACCTATCGTAAATAGGTCTTTTACTGTGGAAGGAAAGACTTGGAAATGGTAGATAATACACATCTTGAATGGAAGCGTATAGAAAAATGGGATTACATTGTAGTCGCCGTTGCTTCTGAGTATCATAGAAAATATGACATGGTTGAACTTGAAGATATTAAGCAATCACTATACAAATGGTTTCTCGAGCATCCCAATAAGTTAAATGAATGGGAAGCAATAGGCGAGAAAGATGCTAAGAATTTAATCTATCGTTGCTTGCGTAATGATGCATTAGATTATTGTTTAGAATGGAAAGCCAAGTCTGTTGGCTATGAAACTTCGGATGTATTCTTTTATGAATCAGATATAATCGAAGCACTTCTACCTTCAGTTTTGCGAGGTGAATTTGGTGTATCGCATAAGTTAAATCTTGTTGGCCCTACTAAACCACCTGCTCCCGCTGAAGGCGGTAACATGATGGTGATGATGATTGAAATAGATAAAGCGTACCGCAAACTTAGCACCGAGGATAGGACGGTACTGTTTTACAGGTACGCTGAATCTATGGACTATGGCGATATCGCTACCGAGATGAATTTAGGTAGTGAGGATGCTGCTCGTATGCGCCATAATCGTGCAATCAAAAAACTTATTACTAGAATCGGTGGATTCCGACCTTGGTTAGATAAGGATTTTGATAATAATACTACTCAAAAACCAGACGAATTGGTAGAGGAGGACACCAAGCCCGATGAAAATAAATGGAGCGAAGATAGCGAATCCGATACTGAATAAGTTTCTCAGATTGGATACTCCTGTTCCATGTAATTCTTATAGGCTTCCCCTGCTCTGTCAAATTCCATATTCTTTACTCTCTTATAATTAATTAACTGTGCTGGAGTAATAAGATGCCCTTTAGATTGATTAGGTGGCTGTTTATTCTCAATAGGTTTACCATAGTCCCTAACCACATTGATTAGATGGTCTATTGGTGTAATAATTACATTGTTATCCAGCACGAAAGCCCAATGAGTAGCCTTACTTACAGCAAGTCCCGATGGCTCCCATTGTCCACTTCCTTGATAGAAACAAGATTCTTCTATAAATAGATTACCTGTTTCTATCCAACGTCTATCTGTTTTAACCTCTACTGTGTCCATACGCAATAAGTCGGCAAGTTTACTCTCGCCTAATTCTCCATCACGCAGGTCTAAATCCCAATTAGAATTTTTCATTATCCTCCTGTTGAATAAAATCCAGTCCCGTTCAATTTGAATGGAACTGCATTGATTACTCTTGTTGTTACTTTTGTACAGTATTGACAGTTAGGTGCTTCATCTCTTTTGTCAACATGTCTATAATGGTCCTCTGATGTGCCACAAGCATTACATTTATATTCATAGTTAGGCATCAATACCAACCATTTTTTTGCCAGAATTTCCATGCTTGGCATGGTGTTGAATACCGATAAACTATATAATCGAGTCCTCGGTCAATTTGCTCTACTGGGTTTGTGTTGGGCGAAAGTCCAAGAATCTGTGGAATACCACCAGCGTGTAATGCTTTACCCTTTTGATATACGGGTTGCTTGTTGTAAGCCTCATGTCTCCAGTTAGACTCCTTTGTCCATAGTTTATCCAAGCATAACCATTGATTATGATGCCACGCCAATAATGAATCCCTAGCATAGGCTTTGCTATCTGCAATGCTCCACACATGGGGTTGTGGTAATGTCTCTACTCTAGTTACTCCAGCAAGAGAAAATATTCCTATAAATAATAGTAATAATTTCTTCATGGTTCACCGCCTTATCAGGTCTTTGGTTAGACTGTATAATTTGTATGCTTGATAGGAGGCACTACTCCTAGATGTGCCAGGTTTTATCCCAGCAGATGCCAATCTTTCAGCAGCCATAGTTCCACCCCATATTCCAAATGGTAGATTACCCCAACCAGTTTTACCTGACGGCATTTTCTCCATCTTCATACCCTCTGCCAAGCACTCATCTTTAACAGGGCAGGTGGCGCATAATTGTAGCGCATAGTTTATCTGAGATGCAACTCTTTTAATCTTCTCAGGCTCACTTCTACCTGTGGGAACCTCAGGAAACCACCAATCAGGGTTTTCATCACCAGTACAGTTGCCGTTAAGCATCCTCATCCTCCCACATTCTATCGGGTAGCCCAGTATCGTTTTCGTCTACATCATCCTCTGTTCCGTTGAGGGCATAATCATCACCTTGTAAATACATTGGCTCACTCATATGCTTCCCTTTCATGAATCAATTCGACGATTATGTTATGTGCCTCATCTACCTCATCTAAGGACCCAGACCAAAGTAATGCCTGTACTTTGTTTAATTGTTGGTCTAAGTACTCGTTGGTTATTGCCATCCTATCCTCCTTAGTGTCTGAAATTCAGACAGTTAGTTATGTATGCCATAATCCCATGCAACCCTACGCACAGCATTTATGAGTTCCAGTTGCAAGGCTTTGATTTCTTCATCGCCCATATCGCCAACATCTATCCTTCTAACTTTTGCTTCCCACAATATTTCATCTGTATTTTCCATTATCTCTCCAAGTCTGTTATACAATCAAGTACATATTCAAATTCAGGGCGGTATGCCTCGGGTGGGCTAGATGTATCCCACGCCATAGAGTATCCATCATGAGAGTCCCAATGAAGTCTACCTGAATACTGATTAGTTCCATCATTTAATATGATAGACTTAGTAAATCCAGTACTCATCTTTTCGTCAGATGATATCATATATTTATCCATTAGTTCAGTAATCGTCACTTCACCCGTCAACATTTACTCCCATTTCTACTAGTCGGCTATCTATCACCATGCTTGTTGTATCATAACTCTCGGCACCCTCACCATCTATGCCTTCACGCCATAATGCTTTACCCCTGTATGAAATATGTGAACCATCTCCATACAGACTCATAAGTAATGCGCCAGCAGCAAAATCATATACCTCTGCTATCACATCACCGCTTGGGTGGTGTACTTTTAGTTTCATATCTATCCTTTTCTGTGTCTGAAAATCAGACACCTAGTTTTTGTAGTATTAGTCTAGCGTTAGCAATTATAACATCATCTCTTTCGGTTGTCAAATTAGCGATAGAGATTAACTCTATAATTACTTTTCTGACTTCTTCTTTAGAAGCCAAAGTCATACTGTCCATTATATACTCCTGTCAGTTGTTTGTGTCGGTATGCGTCATACTCAGGCGACCAGCACATGCATCCATCATCTTTGACCATTCCGCAATCAAAGCATGTTAAGCATGCATAACAATGGTATGGATTGCCATCATCTAAGACCGCTACACCACAGGTATAACATGTGTAATCATCCTCAGCCGTAGGGTCATCGCTAACAGTATCCCATTGCCAGTATTTACTGTAGTCATTTTTCTTATAACTATCATTAGACCACCAGTTGCCGTCATTATCCCAAGCACCTAAGTCCTCGTTGATAATGTAGCAATCGTACTCAGCATTAGGGTCTAGGGTAAACACCGCAATCTTGCTACCGACAGACCACTTCTCTATCATGCCATACAGATTAGGGTTATCTAATGCTGTGATACCGCCCATTGACGGCAGTATATCCTCAGCAAATATGCGAGTGTCGCTACGCTTATCAGTAGGCTCAATATGCACAGGCAATATACCATTGTGCGCTAGATAGGTAAGGTCGCTACCACCCACCTTGAATGGATGACAGTTTTCCTCATTCTTTACGCCATGTGTAGCAAATCTAGCATGATACATGGCATAACTCTTTGGATATTTTTTGCGTACCTCTAAGAATTCTTTGATTACTTTCTTAGCGGACATACCCTTACCAGTAATAATCTTATTACCAGCAATTATAGCATAGCCGAAGCCATGCGGATTATTACAAGAAGCATTATCTAAATCCTTCTTGCGTGGTGTGCTATTCGGTGAACTTACTACTAGCAGACACATGCTCTTTCCTTTCTATCCTAGTTAAAACATCTGAATGTATTTGTATTCTCGCTATGAGTGATGGATATAACTCAGGCTTACTTTCTATGTACTGTCTGAAATTCAGACAGGATAGACCACCATCTCTAACTTCTTTGACACTCATTACTCTAGTGAACTCAACGCTGGCATGCGCTAAATCAATAGCAGACTTAATGAATCTCGGATTCAAACTACCTCTAAAGATTCGCATCTCTAAAGTATTTCTATTGTTAGTATTTACGGCAGAGTATCTATCGCTACCATGCCTATCGAACTTATGCTTGAAGGATTTTTGTCCAGTATCGGGGTCAATATTGTCATTGAACTTAGCCCAATGACTAGATGACCTGCCAGCAAGCACCTCGTAGAAGTCCTTGTTATTGTAGACTAATTGGAGGAATCTATGCTGATGTGAACCGCCATTAAATCCAGCACGAGAAATATGCACATGAAGTCCACAAGTTTTTGTACCCCATGCCATCATGTCATAGTTAGATTTAAGTGTGCTGATAGTTTCCCATAGTATATTTGCATCCTTCATAAAATAACTATGGGTCATTGGATGAGATACTATCTCAAACCCACACTCAAGTGAGCCGTCAGATTTTAGATAGGCTAATCCATCATGTTCCAATCTAACTGCGTACTCGGCTGCATATCTGCGGTCTCCATAACTACCACCTCGGACTTCTGTCTCGACTTCTATGCCAAAGTAGAGCCTAGTATTTTCATCCTCGGAACTACGGAAGATAGGGTCAGGTCTGTATGAGTAATCATGAACTAACCTAGTATCAACATCCTCATCATGATTATACTCGCAACCATTTAGATAGGTAGCATCACAACCCTCACAGTAAGTAGTATTATTCTCATAACACCTCTCACACATAGTGCTATCGCTATCATCTGTACCATAAGTATAACCTGTGAAGTAATTATCGCACAGGTCGCACCAATGGGCATCATTATTGGTGCAATTCTTACACCATAACTCGCCCTCTACATCATTGAATTCGTCATCACATGTGATAACATCTTCACATTTCATGCACATTACCATGCAACTTTCGCAGACAGGGTCTCCGCTACTGGTAGTAGTGCCATCATCACTATCTAATGTGGTATCACAAGCAATACAGCACTTAGTTTCTACCTCATCAACAGTTTCCATTTTTATCCTTTCCGTCTGATTTTCAGACACTTCTTGTTGAGTGAGATTAGTTTACACTAACTCCGCCTCTTTGTCAATTCTGCGTTGGACACTATCAAGAATTATATTCACAATCTTGTCCCGCAAATCATCAGCATACTTGGCACGCCCCTCGAAACCATGCCTCGTATTATGTATGGAGAATTGCCTAAGAGATTCCCTGACAGTTTCTAGTTCATCTCTAGTAAGTGTCAGGATAATCTCATTGGCATAATCTACATTACTTTTGGACACTTAACTCACGCAAAGCACGAGTAAGTTTAGCGTTTCTAATTGCGGTGGTGATTACCAGCGTGGTGCTAGTAGTCAGCGCAATTATAATTGCTATTGTATCCGTTATTTCGATATACATGATTGCCCTTCGTAAATAAGTGTCTGAATCTCAGACACTCGTGCCCACCATAGGAATTGCACCTATGCGAAGCCGTCTAGCGTGGGCTATCCAGTTGCTATTCGTAGTCCGAGTCCGTAGCAACATCCTCAAGCAAATCATCAAGGTTGGTCATATCAACCTGAAAAATGTCCTCGGTTGCCATTATCTCGGCTACTTCTTGCTCGGTCATAAAGTCTAAGGCAATATCGTCAGGACTCATTAGATTAACCCCATAGCCCGTAGATATTCAGGATTAGGCTTATTGCGGTTTTCTTGCTCTAACTTATTGCGCTCTACTTCATAATGAGCATCTATCTTTTGCGCTAATTGGATTAGCACATTTTCTGCATTTTGGTCTAGCATTTTTATTATCCTAACTGTCTGATTTTCAGACACTCACTTAAGATACATTTTTCCTAAGTGGCTCTAGTATAACATAATAGCCCCTCAATGTCAAGTTGAGGTTAGCCCTTGTCTGATTTTCAGACACTCCGCTAATCGTAGCCGCACTCATTCGCCTCGCACCAGTTTGTGTTGAAAAAATTGCTGGCGGTGGTTGTCCTCGTCCTCGTCCTACACCTAAAAATAGTTTGTGTTGGTTTGTGTTGGATTTTCCCCCCGCACTCGGGCGTGTCGAAAGTTGCAACGCACTCGGGCGTGTCTAGCTAAAAAAAATAACCCCACCCCCTAAGGGGTGAGGCTACTTTGTCGGGTTGAGTTAGGCGTTAGCCTTAACTTGAGCCTTGCTATTTTTCGCTAACTGATTCCATCCAGCGACGCAATTCATGGCAAGTTTTTCATTAACCAGTTTTGCATCTTTCATACTCAAGGTTGAAAAATACTTGATGGTCAATTCAGCAAACGCATCAGGGGTAATCCCCTTAAGGTCTGCTTCTTTCTTTGCTTCAGCATCTTTTGTAGTTGCTTCTGCTTCTGCCTTCTCGGTGGCTTCTGCTTTTGCATCCTCAG